GATTTAATTACTAATTAGTTAGTTCAAGGTTGCTACACGCAATCCGTTTTTAATTGAACGGCATTAACAAAATGCCATAACTAATCGTTTAATCGAGATTTCTAAGTCCGTATGTAGTTTTTAATGTTCATGTTCGCTGATCAACTTCTCAAATTAAGAGGCGGTCTGATGACCTATGAATTGATCGGAACTGTCCAAGCGTATCAGAAAATCCAGTTGACCTTGACCACCTGCTAATAGGGCGTGTGGTGGGGTGGGCGTGGAACACGCTGGCTTGGGGCTGATAGGGGCTGTGAGGCTCATATAAGCCCGATCAGGGCTAACTGGCTATCTAACTCTAGGTGGCGGTGGCGGTGGTGGTGGGAACTTAGTTGCGAACTAACTTTGGGAACGCCATGCGAGTTAGTTATGAACTAACTTTACGGGCGGAATAGAGAGTTAGTTGCGAACTAACTTTGGGAGTTGGTCATCAAGTTAGTTAGTTAAGTGTGTGCGCCTTGTGAGAGATGTTTAGTTATTTAGTTATGTGGGAAATTGCGCCGAAGCATTTTTTTTCCAGTAATAACTAATAGAGATATATATATATAAGAGATAGATAGATACATGTTCCATGTTCATTAAGTAGTTAATAGTTATGTGATGCCAAGAGAGCCAAGAGATATGTATTGCTACATGGAACATGTAGTTATGTAGTTGTGTGTATGCGATTGATCAACTGGCTATTACAAGGAGATAAGGCACAAGCAGATGTAATGATCTGATAACAACTCGCAGAGTTGGTCGGTAGGCTGGTGGTAATCGTATGGACAAATTGTTATTGATCGCAGTAGCCGAAGTTAGATTGTTATGCCGTCATCAACTAGTCATCAAACTAAGTGGAACACTTGGTTAATGAGCGTATGTTAACTAGATCGCACCTGATTAATAGTCAGGTGGAGTTGTTAACACTAAATAAATTGCTAAGACCCCCCCACCATTAAACGGAAAATCGTCAGGCAACCCCCAGGTTGGAGACACGGTTGAGGGTGTGGCAGGATGGCAGTAGCCGTAAACTAGGGGTATGGAACAGCACTCCCACGTCTTCGACGAGTTAAGAGCCAGTGTCCGCAATCAGATGGCTCAAGAGATCATTGAGGGTATACAGGGCCTAGAGGTACACACCTATCTAGAGGCTCAGACAGTTAATAAGGCTATAGAGGTCGTTAAGGGCGCCATAGGAATTGCCCAATAAGTTTTTTCTCAGTATTGACAAAGGCAGTAGCCAATAAGGTATAGGGTATCTCCCATGAGTACCTCATGCAATAGAGAGTGCACTACTAAGTGCGAGTATGATCTGGATATGGATGGCCAGGTTACTTGTGTGATGTGTGGTGCAAGAGAGTTAACTTGGGGCGAATTACCGCCAACTGAGTTTGAGGAATAAGATACTCATATGCGCCTATTTGGATTAGAGATACGTAGAACTCCTCAACTTAAGTCAATGACTATGGTCACCTGTTTCAGGTGTTCTAAATCCTTTGTAATCTCTAATAAACATTTGCGGGCGTATAACTACTGTCAAACTTGTAAATAGGAGAACTAATGATTCTAATAACTGACTTCATAGCATTACTGTGTGTGACTGTCGTAGCGATATATGTGTTGTGGGTATCTCACAAGACCAACTCACCCATCTATCGGGTCATGAGGATCCTGGCCGTAGTAGTTGCTCTCCTGTGGATAGTGGCCGCATTCCTTTATTCTCAGCAATAACTAATGCCATATAAGGACAGGAAGTCCGATAAGGCTAGGGAGACCAGTAAGAAGGCTGGCAAGAAGTACTACCTTAAGAATAAGGGCGCTCAATTAATCCGTAATAAGACCAAGAAGGATCAGATACGAGATTACATACGTAAGTACAAGGAGCATCGTGGCTGTATGGATTGTGGAGTTAAGTACCCTTACTATGTACTAGACCTTGACCATAGAGATCCTTCTGAGAAAAAATTCACCCCCGCAGTCCTTCATAAGACGGGCAGTTGGGACAAGATGATTAAAGAGATCCGTAAGTGTGATGTAGTATGCTCTAACTGTCATAGGGAGAGAACCCACCAGAGAGGGCACTACACCCACAAGAATGAGGAGATGATATGAATGAAGTACTTTGGCAATTACAAATGCACCTACTAGATCTAGAGATGTATAGATTTATATTAGAGTGGTTTATTAAGTTAGGGCTATAAAATAATGCAGCCAATGGGCGGCACTGAGATACTTCGTGCCAATTTAGAGAAGCGCATTAATCCTGATGATTATGGGATTAACTTAATGACCTTCTTTAATCACCCAGATAATTTAATTGCTGGCAAGAAGAATGTCCTATGGAATCACCAGAATCTAGATCAGCCCGCAATAGTTGGCTTAACAGATCCAAGAGGGGCCAGTGAGTTAGATGGCGTTATCTTTGTATCTAATTGGCAGATGGAGAATTACCGCAGAGTTGTAGACCTGCCACTTGCCAAGTGCCACGTAATCAAGAATGCAATTGAACCAATTGAGTGGGTCGAAAAGCCACGTGAGAAGATCAAGTTGATCTACACATCAACTCCCTGGCGAGGACTAGACCCACTACTACATATCTTTGAGGAGTTAGATAGAGATGATGTCGAGTTACATATTTACTCCTCCACAAAGATCTACGGCGAGAGATTTGATTTAGATAACAAACTCCTATTTACCGATCTCTTTCAGAAAGCCAAAGGTATGAAGGATGTCGTGTATCACGGCTACGCAAGTAATGATGAGGTTAGATCAGCCCTACAGCAATCTCACATCCTGGCATATCCATGCACATTTGAAGAGACCTCATGCCTTGCAGTTATCGAGGCGGCTAGTGCTGGCTGTAAGGTAGTAACAACAAATATCGGCGCACTACCAGAGACCTCATGTGGATGGGCAGATATGTCGCCTATGCAGACAGATCTCAAAGAGTTCACTAAGAGATATATATCTATCTTAGACAATGCGATAGATCAGTACTGGAAGGAGTACGATGAGGGCGTTTATCTAGATCAAGCCGCATTCTTTAATAATCATTACTCCTGGGATAATCGAATTGCATTATGGCGGGATGTCTTTACTGAGATAGGGGAATTAACATGAACGGCATCCTCTGGTTTTTATTTGGCCTGTTTGTTGGGTTGGCATGTGACTACCTCTTAGTGAAGATCATGCTTAAATCTATTGAAGATCGCATATCAATACTAGAAAATAAAGAGCGCCTTAAAAATTTCTAAATAGGGGCGTGAGACAGTAGCCTTAATGTCACAATACAGTTATGGCTCAAAATCCCAACTTAAATCCCATGCAGTTCTACCATGGGTCAACTGCGGATTTAAAACCTGGCGATGTAATTAAATCGCCCAAGGCCATGGGCAAAGAAAATCCACGCCCAGAAAATCCTTTCTACAGGAACGATAGAGTCTATGTAACTCCATTCGCACATCCAACTGCAGTCCTATATACCTGGAAAGAACATGACACCAGCGAGAGTGGTCCATCTGGTCACATCTACAAGGTAGATCCAGTAGGACAAAAGCAACATGACAAAGAGGTTAAGTGGGGATTAAAGGGCGTCTCATACCATGTGCGTGAAGCAAGAGTTATTAGTAAACATAATCCAATGACAATGGAAGAAATAAAAGATTGAGTAATCTATCTAAGCAGCAGTTTGGTCCCATGTACCATGGCACCAAGGCGGTAATCAAGGATCACATAATTAGACCTGGTACAGGTGGCTTAGCATATGCAACTAGTGATCCAGGCTCTGCTGAGTTATTTGGCAAGACTAAGTTGCCATCTGGTGAAGTTGGTGAGAATAAAGTCTACAAAGTAATGCCTCTATCTGATGATGTATCTACTGCAAGAGGTAAATTCAAGGATGAAACTCACTACTCCTCTGCTACTGGGTTTATTATTTTAGGAGAGAATGAATGAGCGCCCAAAATCTTTCTCAACAGCAGTTCTTTCATGGCTCACAACACTCTCTAAGAGTGGGAGATACAGTCAAACCACATAATGATTTTGCATGGGCATCAACAAATCCAGAAGTTGCATCATCTTACGCCGCCTCCGAAGGATTAAAGGCAGATAAACAACAGCCTGTGTTATTTGGCACAGTGTACAAAGTAGCGCCATTACAGAATGATGTGGTACGTAATCCAGGCGCTGATAAACGTTTTGGTATCTACGCATCTCCTACAGGATTTAAAGTTACTGGAGTTCACTCATTAGTACCTAATAATCAATTGGAGAACAAATGAACGCTAAAGATAATCTAAATAAAAATCAATTTAAATTCATTATGCCAAAAGAAATGTATGTAAATGTCGCTATGCAAATGACACCTCCATCTCAAGCCACTAATACAGCAAGTAGTACAAAAGCATGAGCGCCAAGTACTCAACAAATCGCCCATTTAATCCAATGCAGATAAAGGATGGATGGATTGTCCGCATGGGCAAAGATGGAAGAATCAGAGAGCGTATCGAGCCATACCGACCAAAGGTTAAAAAATAATGTATGAGTATCGTGTGAAGAAGGTCCACAAGGTAGTTGATGGCGATACTATCGATGTTGATATTGATTTGGGGTTCTCCGTCTCATTCTTCTCCCGTGTGCGCCTTGCGGGTATAGATACACCTGAGAGTCGTACTACTGATGCAAAAGAAAAAGTCCTCGGCTTGGAAGTTAAGGAAAAACTTAAAAAAGAATTAGCGGCGGCAAAAGATGTTGTAATTAAGACGGAGAAGCCTGACTCATCAGAGAAGTATGGACGTATACTTGGTTGGGTCTTCTTAGACGGATCAGATGTGTCGCTTAATCAGAAGTTAATTAACGAAGGCTATGCTTGGACATATGGTGGCGGCACGAAGATAAAGGACTTTAATGAATTAGTAGCGAAGAGACAGGTGAGCGCATGAGTGCCGAAGACAACCTATCTCCTAAGCAATTTAAATGGACACCTATTAAATTTGATTTAGATGTCGCTGATCATCTACGTAAAGAGCACGGCATAGAGCCAAGGGGTGGATGGTCTCGTACACCAATTGATGAGAAGACTCATAAGGAAGAGCACGACAAAGATGAGAATAGAGTTTCTGGCATCGTGGCTCATAAACACTTTGCTCCCGCACATTTAAAGAAGCGCTTTGGTCCAAACTATGGAAAAAAGTATCTATGAAAAAGAAACCTAAGTTTAAAGGTTACTCTCAGACTGGATATGGAAAAGAATCGGTTCAAGAGAGATTTAAAGTTAAGAGTGTAGATCATGAGGGTGGGTCTGATTACATTGCTGCTTGGGTAAATAACAATTTAAATAAGACACAGATGTCTAGTGCTGAGGGAATTAAAGATTTAATGCAAGGGCCAAAGTTAGGTTACAACGTAAGGAAGCCTAAGAGATCTGAACCTCGAGAGGATGAAGAATAGTGGCTGCCGAAAATAACCTTTCACATGAACAACTAAAGATGTTTATGACACCAAAAGAAATACGCTATCGTTATGAAGCGCAACCCGAAGAGTATGAAAACCATGAACTTAGTCATGAAGAGGTTATGTATCGCAAGTTACATGAATCAAAAAAGATTAAACAAACAGGCGGATTACCAGATAGACAGTTTGTAAAGGACTCTTTGTACCATAGTGTAAAAAAAGAAGGCGTAAAAACTCCAATACAACTAAACCCTAAACAAAATACCATATATGACGGACACCATCGCCTTGCAGCAGCAACTCACCTCGCTCCAAATAACCTTATTCCAGTGGAGTATGAATAATGACTTTTATAGAAAATAGGCCGTGGGGCACTTACGAGGTACTAAGTGATACTGCTACACACAAGGTTAAGCGCATTGTTGTAAAGCCAGGACAACGTTTATCATATCAAGTACACGATAAGCGAAGTGAGTATTGGGTAATTGTTGATGGAGTGGGAACAGTTACTCTAGATGGTCAAGAAGCGATGTGTCTAGGTGGCGATTCATTTGTTATTGAGACGGGTGTAGCGCACCGAATTAAAAATACAGGTGAAGATGATTTAGTATTTATTGAAACACAATTAGGACTATATTTTGGAGAAGATGACATTACTCGTTTAGAGGACGATTACAACCGTGCCTAATTTATCTCCTAAACAATTTCACACTCTCTATCGTGGGTTAAGTTCTACTACCGATGTAAAAAAGCCCCTCGGCATGCATTGGACAGAAGATCCAGAAAGAGCCGTCGGCTTTGCAAGAAATCCTATTCGGCGTGGACCTGGCGTTGTAATTGAAGGACAAGTGGCTAAGAGGAGTCGTGAGACTCGTCCTGATATATTAAAGAAGAACCAAGTATACGATGAGTATTGGGAAAACGAAATTCCTGTTAAAAAAGGCAGCACCGTACATGTATCTGCTGTCACTAAGTTAAGTGATAAGAGAGATCGCACACGCACTTACACTCCACCAAGGAAGTGGAAAGCATAATGTTAAATCAAAAACAATTTACTGTTCCTATTCCATCTTATGTACAACAAAGAAAAGCAGGTGGTAAAGGTCATCTTGAAGGAGATAAGAGTGAGAGTGCTACTGGCATGGTTAGAACTGAGCGCCTAATTCCTTTGATGGAGCATAGACGTCTTGGTGCTGATGCCCAGCCTTCTAGTTCTAAAGTTATTGCTGGAATTAGAGGAGACATTCAAAAGGGCGGCGGTATTAACAATCCAATTATGGTTGCATATGATCATGCTAATAAGTGGGGTGTTGTTGGTGAAGGTCATCATAGATTAGAGGCTGCAATGGCTGAAGGCGTTTCCCATGTGCCAGTAACAGTTTATCGTCAGCCAGGATTAGGTGAGCGAAAAGAAAACTTTAAAGGTGGTCATCTAGCCATGACAACTAACTTTACTGATAAAGGAAGTCATGACGAACGTATGGGCAAAGAGTACGTGCCTACTAATATTCACCCTGGACACTTTAAGCAGTTTCAATGAACAACTACGACCATCAAATAGTCTCTAATGTTAGAGAGCATCTAACTGACGACCTACGTAGTGCAAAGTTTCGTGGACACGAGTGCAAGACCGCTGGCCACTGCTACGTAGCCAGTGAGGCCGTCTATCACGCACTAGGTGGTAAATCTGCTGGATACACTCCTATGCAGATAAAGCATGAGGGAACTAGTCACTGGTTCTTAAAGCATTCATCAGGAAAGATACTTGATGCAACCTCAGATCAATTTGCAACTGCAGTTCCCTATGAAAAAGCCAAGGGAAGAGGTTTCTTGACTAAAGAACCTTCTAAACGTGCAAAGACATTAATGGGTCGTATGGGAGAAAAGTCTTAACTATTTATGTGATAGGTTAGGACAATGATTGTTACCCTATCTAAAGAAGAGGTCCGTGCCTGCGCTGATATTGCGTTAAATCGCTGGATGATTAAGTGGGGCTCTGTTGATCGTCCTAACTATGCTGGAGATAATAAGAGATTCTTAGAACCAGAGGTTGCTGCCAATGTTCGTACTATTGTGGCTGAGTATGCTGTAGCCAAGTTGTATAAGCAGCCTTTTGTATTTCCTTTTTATACCAATGAAGAACATTCCTTCCGAAAAGATTTTCCAGATGTAATGCCAGTATATGAAATAAAGTCTGTAAGAACTAAAGATGAAATCCCAGTATTTCCCAAGGACATCAGACCAGGGGTGGTTCTTGTAGGAGCCAGAGTATTAGACCGTGATTATTACTCAGAAGTAGAAGTTTATGGATGGCTTCCCGTTGAGGAATGCACAAAGGACGAGTATCATTACCCTCCAGAGAATTCTTGGCGGATTCCCTTAGATAAATTTAATGACACAATTCCAGAGTAAGGATTAGACATGGCAGAAAAAGGAACAGCAGCAGCAATTATTGAGGTTGCAGAAAAAGAAGTTGGTACTATTGAGGGTCCAAAAGATAACCAGACTAAGTACGGCAAATTTACCAAGGCTGATTTCTTGCCTTGGTGTGGATCTTTTGTTATGTGGTGTGCTAATCAAGCAGGTGTAAAGGTTCCTAACACTGTCTCAACTGTGGCTGGTGCAACTGCGTTTAGAAAGATGGGCACCTGGGTAGATGCAAAAGATGCCTCTCCAAAGCCAGGAGACATAGCCTATTTTGATTTTCCAGGAGATGGTGTAGATAGAATTTCTCACGTAGGTATTGTTGTATCTAACAATGGAGATGGAACAGTTACCTGCATTGAGGGCAATACTGCGGGAACTGCAAAAGGTGATCAACGTAATGGTGGCGAAGTTTGTAAAAAAGTTCGTGGCTATATATCCAATAAGAAGAAGGTCATGGTATCTGTTGTTGGATTTGGTCGCCCCAACTATGTTGGTAACGAAGTTGAAGCAAGCGTCCCTGTTTCAGAAACACCGATCTTCCCAGGAACTATCAAACCTGGAAGTAAAGGAAATAACGTTAAAGTTGTTCAACGTGCGCTTGGGCTAATGGCTGATGGAGACTACGGCCCAGCCACAAAGAAGGCTGTAATTGCATTCCAAGACAATCACGACATTTTGGACTCTAACGGAATTGTTGGCCCCAAGACCTGGGCAGAACTGGTCAAACTCCTATAAACTGGACATTTTACCCCCATAGCCCTCTAAGAACCTTCTGGTATTCTTAGGGGGCTTTCTACAGAAGGGGTGTCATGACAACAATCATTGGAGTTCAATACGAAGATCGTTGTGTTTTACTTGCAGATAATCAAGTAACAGATGATGGTGGTCGTATCTATAGACATCCACAAATGGCAAAAATTACTGAACGTGGTGATTTTATAATTGCTGGTTCTGGAGAAGTGTCTCCTTGCGATATTGCTCAACATATTTGGAATCCACCAAAGTTAACTGCTAAAGATTCTAAAGATGTCTACCACTTCATGATTGCAAAGGCTATGCCTTCCCTTAGAAAATGTTTAACTGAAAATGGATATGACTTTAATGAGGACCACGATAAATCTAAAGAAGGATTACGATTCCAATTCTTGATGGCTGTTGGTGGTGAACTGTTTGATGTCGATCAGGATCTGGCTGTAATGAGGAGTATGGATGGAGCCTATGCTGTTGGTTCTGGGGCCAGTTATGCGTTAGGTGCTCTACACGCTGGAGCCAAGCCAATGAAGGCTATGGAGATTGCCGCAAAACTTACAGCCTTTACTTCAGGTCCATACATAGAAAAAGAACAATATAAGTAACTTTTGTGATGTAAACCACATGTCAAGTAAGTTACTCTACAGTAACAACTTAATATGAGCCTCCTGAGTATGAGGACGCAAAAACTGCTCTTCTAAAATTATGGTAGGATT